TCAGTGTTGGGGACCATTCAGGTCAATCCAACGAATCTGCGGACTGGGCGCCGTTTCAATATCTTTTTCTTCGCACAGTTTTTCCAGCAAAACGTAGATGTGGGGCAGATGGCTGGTGGCCATGTCCTCGACGAATGTGCGCGTCATTTCGTCATTGCGGATACGCCGGTACAGCCAGCGCAAGAAAAGGCAAAACTGCACTAGGGAGGTCAAAGCGAATGTCCCAGTAGGGGTCAATCCGATCGCGCATGATTTTTTGGGAACCGTGATCGTGGCAACAGTGAAATCGCAAGGCGCGGATTTTTCACTATCCGGAACGAAAAGCAGAAGCGGTCGCGCTCACTGATTTTGTAAATCGATCACATGCGAACGAGAAGACGTGACATGCACCTGTTCGCTGTAAGCTACGCCAAGTGCGCCACCCGTACCGCGCGGTCAATGGGCATCGGCATTTAGCCGAAAAGTGACGCGATTCCACTACCCAGTCCGACCATGCTACCAACGCCTGCGACGGACGATCCGGTTGACGCTCGTTGTCGTACGCCGAGCAGCTCGGCCGGCACACCCATCGCCTTGCCCAAAAGGTTCGTGTCTACTCCGTACGTTTGTCCTAACGCATTGAGACCCGCCAGTTGTTCCTTGTACTGCTGGTTTGCAAATGCAATTTGGTTTTGTTGCGCCTGAGATGCATCGGTCTGGGCCTGTTCGCGACCGAGCTGTGCCGTCAAATCACCGTATCCGGCGGAGTTATTAGTAGCAGCCATCCGGTTCGCAGCGCGCTCGCGCAGAGCATCGAATGCTGTATTCGAAGCGCCCAAGCTTTGTTGCGTGATTGCCGACTGTTGTTGCGGAGTGTACCCCTGACTATTGAGCAGGCTCTGAATCGTGGGCATTAGCAAGGAGCGGTCCTGCGCGTCTGACTGTCCTTCTTGCGAGATTTGGCTGTTCTGTTGTGCGAGCTGCTGATCGGTGAGATTTCGGGTCGTCTGTTGCGCACCTCGAGACATAAGTTCCTCCGTCAAATGTAGTTTATGAAATGAGCGAATCCGGGGCTTTAAGGTTCGAGGTTGCAGTGCATCCGCACTCCAGTGTCTGTCACTTACCGTTGCGCCTTAGTGCAGAGCAATATGGTGTCCAGGCATCGTCGCGAATCCAGCCCAGCTGTTCCAGCCTTCGGCCAAAGCGTTTGGCGATGCGCGGTGGCAACCAGGCGTGGGCGTCATCTAGACCTCGCGCTAGCAAATCTCGTTTCGCAGCCTCGTGTAACTCGAGCATACGCGCGTAACGCTCGCGCGGATTTCCTGCCCCCACTGATGGGACAACAGTGCAATTTTCAGTGTCGTTTTGAACTCCGCCGGCAGCGGCGGGCGCGGCCTCGCGCCCGCCGCGTTCAAGCAGAAAATACATTTCGCAGGTTAGACGCGCCAACGACGCCATTACTACGCGCCCCGCGTCATCCTCTATAACCACCTTTGAAACGAAAATTGGATCGTGAATGTCCGGAAACGGGTAGTCGAATCCTTGTCGCGCATGCATGCCAAGGAGAGCCTGGAAGTCGCATTCTTGGTAGGGCCGTATTTTAACGAGCCGCTCAGAAAATTCTATGCTGCAGCAAAGGATGCACCCGGGCTATCGCTTCAGCTGCTTCGAAGGTGGTCGCTCCGGGCGCCACGCCATGCTTTGCCAACGCATTTTGCGCGAGAACTGAAATCGATCGTTGCGCGAGAGGGTGCGGCAGCAACTCAAAATCAGGGTTATCCTGAAGCATCAGGTGAGCGCCCTCGTCTGCCTCCACTAGGGCGATAATCACCGTCGTGTCATCGATCACCGCAAAATCACTGTCGGGGCGCGCGCCACACATCGTGCTTTCCCGCACTTCAAGCGAAGCTCCGTCGGATTCAATCCTCGTCGAAATGACGGCGTTGTCTACCGCGGGCGAAGATAGCGCGCCGGGGTGAAGTGCCAGCCAATGAGAATTCGTCAATCTGGCGGCGTGTCGCTGCCAAGCGCCGAACGTTGTTAAGTAATACGCTTTTCCAGTCATAAAATTTCGCTCGAGACGGCTTACCAATGTTTCGAAGAGTGGCTAAGAGCTAAACGTATAATTGTGCGTCAGGATGGACGCCGCGTGGCGCCCGGCGAAGAATTGATGGGTCGGCTCGCAACCCACCGTTACTTTCTGCGACTCTTCTAGGACCGCTTCAATCTTTCGTATCGTCACGCGACCAAAACGTCCAACCAAAATGTCCGACAAGCATAAGCGCTCCGCGCGCATTGGCGAACCGTCCGCGAGCGTAAAAATATGGTGCGGCGTCACGTCCAGCGATTCCTCGTTTGAGAAATGCAGCCGGATGAAAGTGTCCGCGTGACGCGCTTCCAAACGCACGATGCGCGTCCACGCTTCGGGCCTAGCCGCGCCAGGACAGCGCAAGTGCTCGCCGGCCTTGCAAGATTCGATGGCGACAGTTCCGCGCTCCTGCGTCAACACCATAGTTCCACTTCGCAAACAACTCCCGCTGCCACTGCCGGATCCCCCGCCGGTACCGGACGTCGTAGTGGCCGCGATCATCGCTCCTTGGGACAACGGGATGCGCCCTTGCAAAGCTTGCTGCTGTGCCGCGACGTTCATCTTCGAAGTAAATCCGTTCGCGGGACTTCCAGCGCTGCCCGCAAGTCCACCCACCCACGTAAGTGCCAGCGCGGAATCATCCCAGTATGGATAGAAATAATAGCTAGTGCCCGCGGTCAATCCGGTCACAGGAAGCGATCCATTTGCCACTGCCGTACTCGTTCCATCCGCGCGCGCTATCGTAAGCGATGACCATGTCCAAGTAATCGTCGTGGTCGTCGAAACGTACGTGAATGCTCCCGACCAGGTTGGAGGCACCGAGCCTTTCATCAAAACGCCCGGTTTAGTTGGATCAATACTCCCAGCGGTAATCGCGGCCGTCGCTACGCGCGCATAATTCGCACCATCGGTTATCTGATCATCGAGGCTCCATCCCTGGTTCGGTCCCAAAGCAGCCCTGGCGATGCGCTGCAGTGCCTCATACAGTTGCGGATTGGTGCGGCGCAGCGCTTCAATTTGTGGAACGTTCAGCATGCGACCCCTTTTTCGGTCAATAGCTGCACGACGGTAAAGACTGAATTTGCCGAACCGCTCCGTCTCTCCTCAAAACTAGGGGAACACGGCGCGTCAGTTCATCCCACGCACAACCGCAAAAGGATCCGGTTTGGCCCACGGGACAAGTTTAGTCACCGCAAACCACGCGCCTGGCGCATTGGTTCCGATCCGATACGAAACCCGTTCTGCCAGCACGTTTGTGAATTGCTCCATATCGCGCGACGCAGGCGCGTTAAGCGTCTAGGCTCCCAGCGCATTCAGCGTGACGCCTCCAGGCGAAATCGCCGAAAGCGCGAGTGATCCAGCGCCTTGTACGTATCCCGTTAGGTAGGCGAATAAATTTCTTCCGCTCAAGCCGGTAGCGGCAAGAAATGCCGTGGAATAAAAAGAATTAATGGCTACGCCGTCGTCAGAATATTGCCCTTCGACTGGCGAATAGATTTTTCCGCTCAAATTGTTTGAGCCCAAAAATATCTGGGCAATACCGTTCGCGCGTTCGATCAACCCACATGAATTCGCCGCGATGATCCAAGGCGCCCATTTGCGTCCACGCTCCGGCGTCGTAAGTACCGCAACCAACGGATCCTGAAATCCCTCGGTGTAGTCCAGCACCAATATTGTTGCCGTGCCCATTGGCACGCCCACAAGAATTCGTTTGTGCTGAGCATCGACCTGCACCCACAAATTCTGTCCGTACTGCCAGTTGATTGCGTCCCAGGTCGGCTGAATCTTCTGCGACAGCTTCACAGGTTCGCTGCCATCGAAATAATAAAGCCCCGACCGCCCGGCGATCACAGCCCACTCTTCGCCGACTCCCACGCCGTGCGCCGAAGGCGTTCCCACCTTGTTCGAGATTTCCTCCACCTGCCATAACGCTGGTTCATTCACGCCGTCCGTCGCAGTCACGTACATGGAACGTTCTTTCACAAGATACAGATTATTTCGTAGCGCAAAAGCGGACCGAATTCCCTGCCCATTATTCTCCGCAATGCTCTGGATTCCGGTCACTCCATCGTAGCTCTCGGGCGATTCCGTGGATGATGCACGCACCAGCGACGCATTTTGCGCGGCATTTGTTGGGAACACCTCAATATTGTCTACAAGAAAAGATTCGCCACTAGGCCCGGGAAGTCCGTCGGCATAGACACGCAACGTCAAATCCGTCGGCAGTGAGGTCTGCGGAGTGAATAGATCCGCAGTGAATTCGACATAGCTCGTGGCAGCCTGTGCGGCTGTGACGGCAATTCCCTGCCCCACTTGCCCCATAGTCGGGCTGAAGGCGTTGACGCGCAATGTGCCAGCGCTCAAATTTGCGCTTCGTGGCACGCGAGCCCGCACCGAATAATCCGTGTTGTTGACCAACAGTGGATTTCCCGAAGCGTCAGCGATGGCATTCTGTGATATGTATCCGCGTTCGACGTTTACCCCATCGGCGGTAATCCGAAACGCATCGCCCCACACTACATTGTTGGGCTCGCGACTCGCCCCTGCCCCGAACGTTGGATCGAGTGTCCAACCGAGCGGCCGGCCATCGCCCGAAGCATCCCATCCTCCATCGAACGAGGGGTTGCGCCAATTATCCATCTTGGCGCGTTCACCCCACCAAAAAAGCCGTTCCACATAAGCCGCCACGCCCACTTGATTCGGTAGCTCAATCAAGCTGAACAGATAATCCATGCTGACGCCGCTGAGCAAAATCGTGTCGGTAAAATCCACCTCCAGCGATGCGGCGGTGTTGTCATTAATCGTCATCGTCGCAGGCACTTGATAGAATGTAGTTCCGCCGCTTCCAGTAAAAGCAAGCAGGCGCCGCACCACATTCGAAGGTCCAGTCGGAATATTCGTAACATTCACCTTCTTACCGCCAGCTGCAGTCCACGACACGGGCGGTGAGGGCGCTGTCCAATAACCTTGCCGGGTAACAAAAATCACCGAACATTGATGAACGCCCGGCGAAATATTTCCGGGATCAGTTGCGTCGGCCAGCACGGGCCCCTCAGCCGGGCCGATCTGGCTCACTCGGTCCAAGTACACATCATCGAATTGCCGCGGCATGTCCTGCCCAATTAATCCGTCGGAAAGTGCGATGTATTCACGACCGAATTGCGTTGTCGAAGACATGAACAGGTTCTGAACCACGCCCGAGGACACGAGCGACAACACACCAGGTGAACTTTCCTTATAAATGTTTCCGAGTGAGTCCAGCGCCAGGAGCCGCTGTACTAAATTCGTCGTTGCGTATGTTTTCACACCATTGATCTGCGGCGTCCCAGCGAAAACGGGAAATTGCGCGGCCAATCCAGCGCGGGTTCTCACCCCACCCGGAAAGAATTCCACATCACCAAGTCCAGGAGACATTCCGGCCGGGACGTCTGAAGGATCGAGCAAAGTCACCCAGGTGCCAAATACGTTCAGCGCCAATGGCGAAAATGATTCAATGGACATGAGATTTTGCGGCGAAGGAGGCTGAAATACAGACAGTCGCGGGGGCCCTACTGCAATTTCTTGAATATTCCGTAGAACGTAATCGTATCCGCGGTAATCGCGGCTGGATAGCCCCCCGTCGCCAACTCTGGGAATGCCCCCGCGGACGCGCCCTGCTGAAAGATTTTCACCTTATTCGCGTTCATCGTGGCGCCCGGATAGAACACATAGTCATACCCAGCGAGCCCATCCATCCATGCCGTACCTTGGATGGGCGGCTGAGCCGAAGCGACAATCGGTACCTGTGAAAGGTCGAGCGTATCTCCGCTGGCGATGTAATTCCCTGAAGCCGTCACGGTACCGCTAACGTGTACTCGTTTTCCGTCGTCCCATGTGTCCACTATTGAAAATGTGAGTGCCATATTTCCTCCGAACAGCCCGATGTCCTCAACCCGTTTCTGGTGTCGTTAATTTCTGATAGCTCTACTGGAATCGTCTCTAGTAGGAAGTGAAATTTCTGCCTATCCGGACTGGCAACCGATTACTCTTCACTGCTATGATGTTCGATTCTTGACGCAACCCGAATGCCTGCAGTTGAATCCTAAGCGTCGATGTTCACTTCACTTTGAAACAGAAGACAATTGGGGGAGCTTGGTGCGGCAACTGAGAATTCTCTGTGTGTTAACGATTATCGCCTTTGCAGCGCTGGCACTGTATGTCGCGTTGCAGACTCCGTCCTCGCGAGCGCAAAGCTCAAGCCTGATCGCCGCTATTCAGGCAAATGAATCTGAGCCTGTTGCTGTTCCACGTTTAGTGGCTGCAGCATCCGCAAACGGTACTTCGCCCGCAGTCGTTGCCTCTAACATTGGTATTCGAACTCTCGCGGTTAGTTCAAAAGATGACAACGCTTCCACATTGCCTGACGCGTCAGCAACGACTGAGCTTTACCTGACAGCCATCGACCGGCCGGATCGCATTTTCTCCTTTGCCTTTCGCAACAGTCCCGCGCTCCTTTCCGCGACCGTCGGCAAGATTCTTGCCGTGCCTTTCGTCGGCACAGGCGCCATTGGTTCCGTCGGCGATGGCGGCGCTGCCCCTAGATCCGAACTCGATCTGAGTCAGAATCAATTCACCATGCGCAGCGGCGTGGCAGTTGCCCCAGACGGAACTTTCTTTATCGCTGACACCGGTAACGCTACCATTCGCGAAGTGGCGGGACCTGCTTCCAGCGAACCAGGAATTATTCGAAGCATCGCCGGAAGGTGGGCGCCACGACAAAACGTGGAACTTGCCGAACCCATGGGCATCGCGCTCGATCGCGCCCAAAATCTCTATATCGCTGATCGCGGAATGAATGCGATTTTGGTGCTGTACGGCTCGGCGTCACCGAAAGCAGGCGAGCTTGCGATTCTCGCGCATATGGTGTCGCCTGCCAGCGTCGGCGTCAGTCCCGATGGCACCACCCTCTTTGCATCGTCGGCAGATTCCGGAGCCGTGGTTGTCATCAATACGCAAACCCATGCATTGCGCTCTGTTGCTGGAGCTGCGGACTCTCTATTCGCTTCTGCGCTTCAACATTTGGAGGGCTCTCGAAATATCCCGGCGGGCCTGGCGGTCGACGGAGGCGGAAATTTATTCATCGCCTATAGCAGCCCCCGTGCTTCCTACGACCAGATCCTGCGGCTCGATGCCCTTTCGTCTCATTGGACCGTAGCGGCGCGCGGCTTGAGTGGTCCCGGCGACATTTCATTCGACCGCCAAGGTGACCTATTCGTCGCCAATCAGGGGACCCGCCAAGTACTAGAATTCAAAGGTATGGGTGATCCCGCCACCGGCGTCACGCTCACACCTCCAGCCCCGTGCGCCAGTGGGACTACTACATTCTGCGATCAGCTGATCGGCGGGACCAGTTCGCCTCTCCCATTTGAGCTCAGCAACAACACAGCCAGCGCGATCACAGGCATCACACCAAGTTTCACGGGCGGTAAGACACCAGATTTCACAATCGCAAGTTCTTCGTGCGCCTCGTCGCTCGCTGCTGGTGCGAGCTGCGCTCTCAATATCGCCTTCGTGCCCACCGCTAATGCGACTAGCTCCTGCGGTGCTGGTTTTGCTCCGAATAGTCGCTGCTCAACGGTGTCGGTGGATTACAACGGCGCCACTGCGCCAGTAACCGCGTCGGTCAGCGGAATTGCTGACGATTTCCAAGTCACCTGCATGTCTACATCGATGTTTACGTGCCCGCCGCTGTCGAACGGGGCCCCGTATCAAATCACAATCGCACAAGGCGCCTATGGCACATTTCAGCTGCAGATTGTTCCAGACCACACCTTCAGCGGAGTAGTGACACTGACGTGTCCCACAGGCTTGCCCGTCGCTCCGGCCGGAACAATTGGAAGCCCAACCACCTGCGGCATCTCGGCTGGTACCTCAGTGACGGAACCGCTAGTGAATACACTCGCGCTCAATGTCACCCCGGGTACCGCCGTTCCTTTTAACGTCACATTCCAAACCACCACAACAGCTGGAACTCAAACTTTGCCCCCGACGACTACATCGACATCAACGAGTGAGCGTCAACGCGCTGCGTTATTTTCAGGAGCTTATAATGGTGGCCGAGGCGGTCCGTGGCTTCACAGCCTGCGCACTTCAATCGCAGCTCATCAGGTCGACCGTACGGGTGTGCTCGAGTCGTTAAAGATCCCAACCCTTCTGCTAGCAGCGCTTGTGCTCGTGATGCTTCCGCTGTTTCATCCAAGAAACTCGCGTCCCTTGGGCGGTTTAGCACCGGTATTCGTGCTTGCTTCATTCGGGGCGCTACTCGCTGGATGCCATCACAGCTCCACCAAAGCCAAACCCGTAATACCGTACACGCCAATGGGAACCTACACGTTAACAGTGCAGGGTTCCGCCCAGAACGCATCGCGGGGATTTACGGTTACCCTGGTAGTGGACTAGCTCCTCGGCCCCGGTGTCCATAGGGCTTTCGGCGTCGCCCTTTAGTTTGCTCCGGCCTTATATAACGATTGATCAAATTCTCGATCGCCGTTTGAGCCGCGCCCAGTAAATCTACCGCTAACGCCCGCGCACCGCGTGACCTGGCTGCCAGTGCCGCCGTCGCATATCCTAAAGCATCCGTAGCCGATCGAATTTGCACTGGATCTGTACCCAGAGTCTGCTCCGGAAGCACCTTTTCATAACGCACTCGCACGGTAATCGACTGCGTCGCGCCGATTAGATTAATTTTGTCCTCCCGCCACTCCCACAACCGCAGGTAGGTGCTCGGCTGCAGGTTCAACATGCTCCCGCCGCTTGTGAATTTCTCCATGGGTACAAGAACATCCGCGGTATTCGCCGTCGCTCGTTCCCACAGCATGTGCGGCATCAGGCAATCGGTTGGAAGTTGCGGACTTGAAACGTCGCTGATCTCCAAGTTTGTCGCACCCGTCGAACTATTTACATCCAGCTCAATGTCTTGCTGCTCCACCAGTACGCTCACCCCATTTTCTGCCAACTCGCGCTGCAACCCGCGATATGCCGAATTCAGAAGCGGCATCAGAAGCGCGTCTGTGAACACCACGCCCGCCGAATCGTTCACCAGTGCTCGCACCAGCGTTAGAGCGTCCTCGGCTTGCGAGTACGCCGTTGTCGATAGTACGGGCATGAATCCTCCGATTTGGTATATTCGGACGTGCTAACAATCGCGGCCAACTGGATCGGCGCTTAGTCGCAAATCACTATCGAAGCTTTGTTGCAGACGACCGACCCATACAAGTCGCTTGCTCGTTATTGGAGCTGCGATACGATGATCTGCTCAGCTAGTCCATGAAATTTGCAAGGAGGGATTGTGGCCAACAACGAAAAACGTGAATACATATCCCCGCCTGCGGGTATGGGCGATCTGCCATTCAGCAACGCGGTAGCAGTCGGAAATACTCTCTTAACGCGCGCCGGTTTCAGCATGCAAGACATTGTATCCATGACGATATTCTGCCCCGATCTCTCCCTCTATGATGTGTTCAACAAAGTCTATCGCAATTTTCTCCGTCCGCCATTTCCGGCGCGCGCATTCATCGGCTCGGGCCCTCTACTCTTTGGAGCGCACTTCGAAATCCAGGCAATCGCGGTGAAAGGCGGCGACTAAAAAACCTGGATGCAATTCCCGCGTCACTGGCCGCCGCTTACGACCGGGATTTCTTTCTGCAAAAATGGAACTTTCGCCGCAGCCCAGTCTGCGAGGCTATCGCCAGATAACCCGAACATCGCAGCGGTGGCGTGGCCCGGCTCCAGCGTGAAATTCGCCGGAATCCCCAGCGCCCCGATTGCATGCGTCGCCGCATCCGGGTGGGCCAACCAATACGAAAACGCAGCCGCGTTCACGAAGAATCGAATTCCCAGATTCAATGCATTAGTTCGCAACCATTCCGCACGTGTCTTCGTTCCTGAAATCGACGATTGCGCCGATAAACTGGCGCGTTTCATCACATGCAACCCGTGCCCGGCAACAAATAGACCCCAGAAATGCGCGGATTCGGGTATGTGCATATGCGAGGGCGGATCAGGCAAGCAAATTCTCGAAATGTCGCCGAACTAATTCGGATTCCCAACGCAGATGTACATAATCGTGTCGGTGCCGCTCGACTGCGTCAGAGTCAGAGTAGTCGCCGTCGTCTGTACCCGCACCGTCGCGATCGCGGAAGTATCGTTGGCGGTGCAAACCGGCGCCGAACTATAGGCGGTTGGAAATGTCACGGCAGCCGCTCCTCCCACAAGCGCGACGGTGCCCGCAAAATTGGCCGCCCCTGCCTGATTCAAATGCTGCGACACACTTAGCGAACCATACACAACGGGGTTTTGGGAATCGTGTAATGGAGCAAGTCTTAAATCAGGCGTCACCGGACCTTGCGACAGGATCACGTCGTCAAAATAAACGTAGTTCCCCGCCGCTGCGGTATTTTCCAACAGAAACACCCGCATCGAATGGGCGACGGTAGTACTTAGCGAATATCCATTCGGCACGCGAAAAATCAATCCATAATTCCTCGTTGGTGTCCAGGCATTGGCAGTGCTCACCTGCCAGTCCGCTCCTGTCACGTTGCATCCGCAAGTAATCCCGTTGTTGTAGGTCATCGACGCATTTGTCGACTGCCAATTCCCCGTCGCCGCGGAATGCCCATCGTAATTTATCGGAGCGAGCACCCTCGCATTGGTCGCTACGCTCGAGATCACATCTGCGGAAGTGCAGTTTGAGTCCCAATAAAAACGCAAGCCTGGCCGGAAGTTATTCGATGTCGACCCAGATGCCACGCGCATCATCAGCGTGTACTCCTTGGTCGCATCCACTTGAATGCAACCGGAGTCAATGCCCAGCCCGGCGGTGGCACCGTCACCGACGCGCACATTGTAATTCCCCTGTGTATAGGCATCTACCGCCGGCGTGGCGCTGGACGACGTATTCTGCAGATAAATCCCGCTGCCAGGCTGATTGATCGTTCCACCCGCCGCTACTCCCCCCCAGTAATAGAGTGAAGTTGTGTTTTGCCAACCTTCAAAGCTGCCGTTGCCTAGCAAATTGTCGCCGGCAAGATCGTTCATGCCGTAATGCATTGAAGGCGTCCAGTTATGCCCATTGTTATCCATCGCGACCATTGCCGTGGCCGGCTCGTTCGGCTTCACCTGGGTATTGTTCGTAATCGAAAGATAAGGATCAAGCACGTGAATGCCATCCGATGATCCATCGCTGGGAAATTGATAACAGTTGTACACGTTCTCGCAACGATTATTCGGCCCAAACGTAATCGATGTAGCCCCGACGATGTTGAAACAAATCTGATTGAACGCTTGGGATGAAGTTTCGCAATCGTTGCCATACACTTCGTCATTGTTGGGATAATTGCCGCCTGAATCTTTCGCGAATGTGTATCCCGTCGAAGCCGCGGGCGGCAGCACGCAGGCATTCTGTTCCAACACCACGGCGTTGTACGTCCCCGTCAAAGAAAAACAAGCGTCGCCCGAACTCTCCGGCTGGAAATTGTTATGTTTGAATATCGTATTCGACCCGTCGAACCCGCCGACCGACGAACTCCCGTAGACCCCGAATGAATTGCCGCCGGTACCGAGCTGTAGGTTATTGTTCTCAATATCTGAATGCCCGATTGCCGTCATGTCGATTACTTTTGAACTCGCTCCGTTGGCTTGAAGATACATCCCGAAGATATGAACGTAATTGATTTTGGATACCGTCGGATTCGGCTTTTTCACTACGGTGCATCCCGCTATCCCGCAACCGATATACCCAGAAGGGTCGGGCGCTGCGACGGTTCCCAGCCCACTCTCCTGATAGCCGACGAGTGATGCGCCGTCACCCGTCAATTCGATCGCATCCGTCGTCGCTGTATCTGAAATCACCAGCTGCGCTTGCCCCCACTCCAAGGTAGTGCCGGCGGGAATCGTTATATGGTGTGTCGCAGTCAGTGCTCCGAATAAACCGCGCGCATCACATACGCTAGACGATGCGGCGGCAGCTGCTAAACACGCGTTTATTTGCGCGCCCGCGTCCGACCCCGCAAATCTCTCGGCTTTTTGGACACTGTTCAAAGAGTTGACTGCGGCCGTGCCGTTCACGTCCAAATTGTATTGCGGATTTGTAGTATTGACGCCCAACGATGTGGGTGTGAAACGATGCACGCTTCCCAGGGCCGTAGACAACCTTAACGCTCCGTTGCCTGTAGGAATTGAGGTCATTAATGTACTATTCGTCGATGCGCCGGTTACAAACAGAGCTCCATACTGCTGCGGACTCCAATAGGCGGTGCCCACCATGCTGGGCGTCGTAGTCAGGCTCACGCAGTAGCCTACAATTGCACTTGTTCCTGCTGCGGGCAGGGTCCATGCGACAGTTAAAGCGTTGTTAGGTCCCCCAAGTACCACCCCAGCGCTCTGGATCGACTCCACAGATTGATGTGTGCAATTATCCGACGTCGAGCTCACCGTTGAGTAGTAGGTTCCCGCTGCAAGTGCGCCTCCCGTCGTTGCTGTGCCGACAACGTTGATAGGCGGATACAGCGGTGCAAACTCCACATCGATCGTCCCCGTGCTGTTTTCCGCAAATGATGCGCCGAAACCAAACATACTTCCGGTGCTGAACATATAGCCCAGAGCCGGATCGATCGCCACAGTTGCGAACCGGCTGCCTGCTGCAGTCGCACGAAAGGCGGGACCGGTGTCGTCGCCGAGTGGAAATAGATCGCTACGCAATCGATCCGAATTGCTCGTAGTGACGATGAAATCCAGGCCATTGGAAGTCTGGGAGGAGCATCCACCAACGGGCATTCCGTTCGCATCCACAACCCACGTTGAGGCCTGCGGTCCTCCATAAACCTGGCATTGTGTGAGCGTTCCCGCGTCCATCCTCACCGCGGGCCCCTGCCCAGCGTTGCCGGCGAAACTGTTGACAATATAAACTCCTTGGAGAATGGAACCTGAAGAGTTGAACTCCATCAGCGCGTTCGTCGGTGTAGTCGCGTCGGAAGTCGTCACATTGTCGAATGTAATTTCGGACATCGACGGCATAGCAGTTCCGCCCGGATTGCCGGTGGCATTGGTAACCGTGAAAAAACTCGTCGCCGGGGATTCAATGGCCGACATATTTCGGAACACGAAGTTCCCTGGTCCGCTTCCCAGCGTATTTACCCGTTGTATGTACTGAAAACCACCACCGGTCCCTTGAACGTTGGTGAAATAAGCCAATCCCGCCAAAGGCGCTTCGCCGCTGAGCGGCGTCTCGCCCGTAAAGATTGCGATCGATTGGGATCCAGAACCTGCCTGTAAACATCCTCCATCCATAAAAAACCAGAAGGTATTCGTAATTTTTAAGGGCGTATTGTCGGTCTTACCCGTTACGTTTGTGGTTAAACATACGTTATGCAGCACATTTTCAAGCGAGTCATAAATATTCATGGCCTGGTTTTGCCCATTGATCGTCAAATTTTCGAACGTGTCCGTAGAGCTGCTGGGATATGTCATAGAGAACACGGCTGCGCCGTTAGGATTCGCGCCGCTGTTGGCGATCAAACGAACCTGCGGCACACGATTGAACTGCGCGCCGCTCTCCGCGCTCCCGGTACCATTTCCGCCTATAAAATGTAGGGCACCGCACGGCAGCGGGAATATCGCCGCCGTCGACGGCAATTGCGGCTGCGACAGTTTATAAATGCCAGGCGGAAAGAAAATGCTACCCCCCGCAGTGTTATTACTATAGCCGTTGCACACGAACGTTATTGCGGCTTGGATAGCCGCAGTATCATCCGTCACGTTGTCTCCCTTTGCGCCAAATGCAGTCACGTCCACACGTGGCCTGGGTCCCGTCACCGTTTCGTTCCCCAGCACGCTCAGCGTTGACGGCGAAAATATCCCAGGATTGAAGCTGGTGGTGGTCAACGTTCCAGCTATCGACGCGTTCCCTGCCACGCTCAGATTTCCACCCAGTGTCAAACCAAACGCAGAAATGTTATTTCCAGCGCCTGACGAAGAAACGTCGGCTGGCAAAATCACATCGGGATATGTAATCGTTCCCGGGATTTGGGGCCCGGTAATCTGCAGCAGGTAACGGCCAGCGGGCGCATAAAAGTGATAGTTGCCAATGCCGTCAGCCTGGAAAGGGTTCGAAGATGTCACCGTCAGCGTTGCATCGGTATATACCGTCGCAAGAGGGCTGCATGGCGTCCCGGTTGCTGTTGTCTGGCACACCGTTATGGTCGCGCCCGAAATTGGGTGACCCGAAGGTCCAAAAACTATATCGTCCCGTCTCGATCCCTGTGCATTTGTCGGTAGCGCCGCCGGCAGCATCAAAGCGCACAGGAAAATAAAAAGCGCCAAGGCTTTGAGAGCCGTAATCTTTGCGGATAATTTATTATGCGCCTCCGCAACGCTAAAACGCACACACTTACGCGCAGAAGTCATTCCCACCGCCACCGTGTGATTTTTTTCACGCAAAAGTCGCATCCGTTAAGCCTCGCGCTTGTCGGTCCGCTGAATATGAATTCTAATTCCCATCCTGCCCTAACAGCTACGCCGGTACGCTACCGGCAGCCATAATCGTCGTAACCTACGCCTCAGTCTTAGTCTCGGTACGCATGCCATTCGTGGCCTTTTCGTACCCTGGAACCGCACCCAAGCCGAGTCCGTGCTTCGCCGCTTTTTCAGCGTTCAGAATCGCTCTGCAGTGTTTGCACACCGCGACTCCCTGTTTCACTTTTTCTCCACACGCAGGACAGTCATCCATACGCATAGGCACATATGCCCACTCGCGTTCAACACCCAGCGCAATCGCCGCCCGCCGGTGAAGGTCGGAAATCTCCCGGAATGAATGCCCGCGCGCCCACATCGTATCGCCGTCCGTAACCAATCGCTGATAAATCAGCAGGTACTACAGATCCTCACACCGGGCGTAGCACTTCGGATCATCGATTCTTACATCGTTACGGCAACCGGAACCGGCGGCGCAGTAAACTGGGCTCTGGTCAACTCCAGTCTCTCCACTCTTGTCGACAATTTCATAGCTTCCGGTCTAATCCATCTCACGCCATCGCTCACGGTCACGCAGATTAAGTCGTTTACAAGCTCGCTGGCACAAATTATCAGCAACTACAAGCTTTCGACCAATCGCGCCTCATTGTAGAGCGCTGTTTGCAACCACTGTAGGCTCAAATATGCGTTTTCATGCATAGAGAGCTTAAACCCGTTCAGCCGCACCGTCAGGACCATCGACGAAGCTCCAACCTTTCCGCTGCGCTAAAGATTTAATATGTCCGCATCCGACATACGCCCGTAATCGACGTCTCGAGAAGACACCGCTCGACGCCCATCATTCCCGGCGCCTCCAGAACCTGCAATATCCACAGGACGCTCGGCCGTTCGTTGTCGCGCACGTCTCGCCTGATTCGCTGACACTACTGTGGTCGTCCACTCGTCTAAAACGCGTTTTGCAACGCTAGGTAATGCTTGCCGAGCTCCCCCCGTCACCAGCGATACAATCGCGTGCCGATGATCTTCGTCAAGCGATCCAGACCGGAATGCTTCCCGCATCTGTTGCCCTAAGGTTCGATTCCCGCGCAGCGTCGCGTCGATCTCGCGGTAGATTTCTCCAACTACCCTGTTCCGCGCCGTCTTAGCTATCCCTTCAGGCAACAACCGCTCAACCTGCGTTTCAATGGCATCAAGTACGCTCTCCACCGCAGCAGCATTCGTCGAATAAAAGAATTGTGTCTGCGCAGGGGTAATACCGAGGGTCGAAGCGACATCTTCAGCCGACGGAAGGTCATTGACCTGTTGCCGACTCTCTTTCGCTTGTACTTGCTGCGAATGTCCCAGTTCGCCATCTGCTCTTTGGTAATTTGGCGCCGCCGGATCCAGCCCGCGCCGATCTCCCGGGCGCCCAAATTCAACTCTCGCGGTCGAGCGCGTTCCCATTGCGGATGGATCGGTCGCGCCAGGCACCAGACCGCCATTGCGCGCGCCAACGAAGCAAACGCTGCGGGATCCAATTGCGCCACGACCCGAGCGAGTTCCGCATGATCTTCAGGACGCTTCGAGAAAAATAGCGCATCCATCCGATTCAAATCATTGAGCATCGTTGTCGCCGCGCGAGCCTCCGCCGGTGTCGCAAATACTTCGCGATACGCTTTGGCGTCGAGCCAATCGTCGCGAAGCCCGGGGTTCAATTCGAACGCTTCACGCAAGGTTGCCGGGTCGGGCTGATCCGTCAAAGCTTCGGGCGTACTCTCGAATTCTTCGCCAGAATCGGTGTTTGAAGTGCCTTGGAAATCGGTGCGTTCGTATCCTTCGCGCGCGCGAGTTCGTGGCAAGCTAGAACTACCATCATCCTCATTGGGACTTTCAGGGCGACAGGGAAGGTTCCCGTCATATCCTTGAACCCTGTATTCCAACTTTGCTTCCCCTTCCTTCGTCGCAGTTTCCTTAGCCGCAGGAACTGCACCATTTCTTCCAGTCCTGCGTGGCAAGTGCGTGGTCAGACCAAGCATCTCGTCATCGGTCGAATGCGACGTTAAGACCGTTGACTTTGCGGTGTCAGTTCCCATATTCAAATTCCTTTGGTTTCCAGGCTTGCACTAATCTCGGAGCATCCGTCGTACAAAACAAGCGCGCAACCCACTGACATGATGACACTTAAGTATTGGCCGGCTGCGGGGCGACTGAAATCCTTCGAAAACGAAACGACAGTACTATTCCCCGCGCTGCGTTGGTCTTATCTAATCTAATATCTGGGTCGGGGCTCGTTTCGCGCTGAGCGAACACGATGGTCTCCGTCCATTCCATTGAGGCTCTAGTGAGTTCGCCAACAAACTCCGACGACTCAAAAGCAACCCCCGCGATATCCACAGGAACCGACAGGCGTCGGCGCAAGCGCGCCAAGATCGCAGCCCAGGTCCACGTTCGCGGCGTGAACGCGCCGGAGCCCTTCGAAGAAGTTTGCAAAAGCATTGACGTGTCGCGTCACGGCCTCTTATTCACCGCCGCTCGCGCCGGTTATTGGAAAGGCCAGCGCCTCGAAGTAACTTTTCCCTATTCCACCGCGCCAGCGGCCTTCGATTCCGGACAACAAGCGGAAATCGTCCGCATCTTGGAGCGAAACGGTACTTACGCGATCGCGGTGCAATTTCTTAACTCGAAATACAATCCGGCCACCGCTGTCGGCACCGACCGATTTGGCTCTGCCACCCAATTCGCGCCCAGCGCCAGCCGTGCTTCACCACAAGTCATAGTCCTGACGGTTGATTCCGACGTTGCCACATCGGACCTTGCACACCAAACGCTTTCGAAAGACGGCTACACGGTAGTCTCTGTTTCCAGCGCCCGCCAAGCCCTCGATTTTCTGCGCACTGCGGTGCCCGCCGTTGTAATTGCGGACATCGGGGGAAACGACATACCCGGCCAGGATCTCTGTGTCATCATTAAACGCGACGAGCGTCTGCAGCGTGTGCCGGTGATTTTGTTAACGCGCTCCGACGAATCCGCCGATCAAGCCGCGTCCCAGCAGCTCGGCGCAATGGCTTGCATTGCTAAACCATTCAACCCTGGGCGTCTATCGCAGGTGGTCCGGCTCGTCGCTCCGCCACCCGGGAAACGAAGCGTATACGGCGCTTCACGCTATTTCAGCAGCAGCATTGAGCGCGCACTTTAGCCCATGATTATCTTCCCTTCGTCTCGTTCGTCTGCGGTGCATTGCCCATAGCCGCCGCCATCTGCTGCTTCCGCAAATAATCGCGGTGGAAAAGTGCATGCGCCCGGACGTTGGCATATCCGAGTGGGGCCTCGATCTTGGCTACCTGTCCCGCATCGGCCGAAAACCACCGCATGCAAATCTCCAACTCCACAGCATGATTGTCCGCGAATTCATCTGGCATAATGCTCGGCAAAATGACTTCCGCATCCACGGCTCCGCCGGCAGCTGCAGCAGCGGTTGGACCCACTGCCGCAGTCACATCTTGTCGTCGCACCAGTGGCATCTCGCCTACTAATTGTGCGATCTCGCGATACTGCTTCGTCCGCGATTCATCATCTGGAATCACAAGCTCTTCCAACCCGATCAGTCGCTTCACCAAAGCCATGTTTTCAGGATGCGCCAGGACCGCCTGCAGCTGTGGATCAGGATTCCCCAACAGCTGCAGTAACACAGCGCGCTGCTGTGACCAAAGAGTCGGATACTGCTCGTCGGTCTCGGGATAGCTGAATAAGTTCCCTTTTAGGTCGGCCAGCCGTATCCACTTCGATTCGTACGCGGCCCCCGCTCCTAGCAGCGTTACCTCCACATCGTTAGGCCGGTTCCTCCGGAAACAGTCAACAGCCAAAAGCATGATGTCCGCATGGAAAAATTTCATGCGACGCCACACCAAACCAATCCGTCCCATCGCTTGATCGCGCGCCATCGCATATCCAGACGCCGTATCATTATTCGACATTGCCCCGCCAAATTGCGCGGGGAATGCTCCCGTAAGAAATTGTGCGACGGGCCCCATCAAACCAGCGGCATGTTCCGCTAGATCGGGCGGTACTTCGGCAGCGTCGGGCTGAAAGAATCCTGACGCCAGCGATTGTCCAGGCTTCGCTCGTGCCGGATAATGCGCCCCAGGTTCTGCGGTCTGACTTTGCAGCGCATCGAAATCCAGCACTTCGCTGTCCGCATAGATCGGCGGAATCCCGTACTCATACGTTTCCATCTGCAAATTTGACAGCGTATTGAACCGTTCCTGAACGCTGATCAGCGCATCTCCCAATGCTGGTCGCCCACTTGAACCGTCTCCAGGCAAGGCGTGCAAAACCCGCCAGTGATCGTCCATGTTTTCGCTGCGTGATTCGCAGTACGTGTCCCCAGCGAACGCTACGTACGCGCCGTCAGGAAACATTCCCAGCAGGTCATCGCGTAACCCCTTATCATCCAGAGCAAAAAACGCCCAGGGTCTCAGCCACGTCCTCTGAAACGTAATCAAATTAATATTTATGTCGCCGCCTTCCGTGAGTGGTCCACCTTGCGACTGCGACAAACGCGCCAGCCGCTCGTATTCCTGCGATCCGGTTGCCACCGGCGACCCGATCTTGTCCGCCGCATGCGGGTAAGCAGCCCTCAACCGTGCCTGATGAACTTCCATGTTCCATTGAATATACGGATACTCATGCATCTCATTGGCCCAGGGTGGAGTCTTCAATTCCAAGCCTCCGACGATTGTCACAACCTCCTGCCCATTAGGCACGCGCTGTCGCGTTTCCGTGGTTGGCACAGTCACTGTCTCACCCGCGACGAAATCTTCCTCGGTCAACGAAGCCCCGCAAACGTCGCATGGCGAAGAAAGATTGTCGTCACTCAAAGCGGGACCGTCGTCGGCACCCTGAGTCTCGATCCTTCGACCTCGAACGTCATCCCGACGGTCGGCTCCGCCCGCCGCAAGTATCTCTCTTCGATCCTCAACTCTGCCCTTAGCCTTATTCTCCGCGCCGCATTCCGGGCAAACATAAACGTCCGCGCCGATCTTGACCTCGCGCGCGCCAATTTCGGTTTCCGGATGAAATCCAAAACGCTGCCCATCCACCACGAAACGCACATAGGCCCCAACCTTGCCGTCAGTCCAAAGGTTGAAGGCCTCCTCAACAATCAAATTCCCAATCCGATTGTTGCGTTCCACCAACTGCGCGACTTCCGTGGCCGCCTTAGCGGCGGCCACATCCTCTTCGGCCTGCGCCGACGAAGGAAAGAACCTCACCCGCGGCACATCCTGCGAAAGCACGGCCACAAGCGAAAGGCCAAACGCCTGGTAAATATTCGTCACAAATTCGTATAGCGGCAAGTCGTCTAACGAAGAGCCATCGGATAAGTTCTGTTCGAATGGCAAATGCCAATTCTGATCGCGCTCGTTCCACCACAAATACTGGAGCCCGCGCCAGAACTGGTGTGCCTGCTTGATCCTCCGCACTTCCTGACGTCGCGTAGAATCTGACTCAAACGAAAATTGCTGGACTAACCTTCGCAGCGCACCCTCCAGCCGCTCCGGCAACTGTTCATTATTCGGCCCGTAGGGACTCTCCTGGAGATTTGTAGCCGAATTCAACATCCTTGCTTTGCCGGAACGGCCATCCGTGTTGAGGCCCTTCATCCGTCGTCGGTTGCCCGTGTCGTCCGCATCCGTCGAATTTCGAGAGCCCACGCCCGCTACGTGAGCTCTCCCTTCAGCCTTCACCGGCCCTTCAACCGGCACAATGGCCGGATCAGCTGCTGAAATCGGTTTCTGCATCGGCATGCACTGTCCTCTGAGCGGCGAGCCGCAAAAATAATCATCCTAACCAAGCCAATTGAAGAACAGTGCACTTACCGCTTGCAATCCTTCGCAAACTCATCCTTCAAAAAACTCCTTAGATCGCGATGATCCCCGAACACATGAGTTTCCGGGCGCGCAGCATAGGCACCCGCCGACGTATGTCCCGGTGACGCCGAATGAAATGCGGATCCGCCATTTGTTGTCCGCTGCGCACCTGAATCGCTCGACGATCCCGCTCTGCTGCCCGCATCCACAGCACTTTCTCGATGCACACGTGCGACAAAACCCCGCTGCGCTCGCCCCGAATGAGATGGAACGAGCGCAGCGGCATCAATTTCAATCCGATGAATTGGGCCCCTGTCGGCGTTGTTGGCCGCCCCAGCCTCGCCGCCGTCATTGTCATCGCCGCCGCCCTGTTCTGAATCTTGGTCCAGCGCCAATAGTGCCGCCTCGGCTTCGCGCGCAGCTTCCAATGCTTCCCCCGCTATCCCATTAATATGGTAACGCCCTCGAATAAATGGCATGTCCCCTCCAAATCAAGAGATCACCAGCTCAAACAACATTCTCCACACCTCGCATCACTATCCGCAAACTACGCCGTTTCTTTTTTTCGAGCTGAATTGATCTCCAGCCTCCGATAAACCTGATGCCACAAGCATCGCCTTTTGGATGCCGCCGGCTGCTTTTGCATCGTGCTCCGTCACAGTAGGGACCGGAACCTTCGCCGCCGCAACGGTTCGCAGTCCCAATTCCAAATGTCCCAGCGATCGGTCATCAACGTTAACCGCGATCAGCGGCACCCCCGCAATCCCAAGAATAGAATTCAAAAGCGCTCGATCCTCGCCGCGCAGCCTCATCACCTCGATCTCCAGCTGACCCGTATATCTCCGAACAACAATACGACGCCACATGTCCCGCAACTTCATCGTCGCTCCATTCACCAAAATATAAAGATATAAACTCAGTTCCGCGGTCTTCTTTTCCCGCGAAAAAGAAGGGCGGCGCGACATTCAAACCCTGGAGTACGCTGCCAAACCAGGCGCAGCCAAGAACACCCATATCTCGTGGCTATCTTCGCCTCCGTAAAAACGACACCGGCAGCATTCGCTTCTCTTCTTCAAGCTGTGCTTTACGCGCCTGAATCGCGCGAACGGTGGGATCCAGCGACGTAATTCGCTGCGCTAACCGCTGCTCCAAGGGCTCCCTTACGAATCCGCTGCGCTGCGCCGAATAGCGCGATTTCAATCCATACCGCGCAGCGTCAGCTGAATCGTCGCCGTCCATTTTTTCCACATCTTCAATCCGCGCAGTATCTCGAACCAAAGTCGGCAATGTCCGAATCAATTCAATGCAGCTGTCCGTCAGAAGCCACTCGCCGGCATCCAGCATTTGATACATCAGCATCCAACCGCCGATCCTATCGTCGTCCGCGGGAATCGGGCGCGGAAAGCCAGCGGCCGCAAAAACATCGCCCATCTGTTCCGCAATCGATGCCTCATCAGTCCGTCGCGCGAATGCATCCGGAGAAAGATAAATCGCATCAATGTTTTCTGTCGCGGAACAATTGACGCCACGCCGCTCCCCAGTGGCACGTCCCACACTGCGCGCGATGATTTCACGCGCTAATTCTCGAGGAGTAGTGCGATGAGTCACATACTCGCGGTAGGTAATGACTCGCGTCGCCGCTTTGGCCGCGGCGCGCTCAGCCTGTCGTTCCAAAGGCGTCTGCGCGTGCCAATAACTAGCCGCAGGATGCTCGAATCCCCAATCGATCGAAATCCACCGCGGCCACCACGCCCGCCATTCCAGGCTCTCCGCACGCGCTATGTGCCGTCCAACATCAAACTTGTCAAAATACTGCCCGGCGAAAACATCCCAGTCGCCGTCCAGAAAAGCGCGCTTCAGGTGCGTCGGTAGCGCTTCAAGCGTTTTTTTATAATTCTCATCGACCGCATAAATCGGATTATCTCCCAGCCGTGCCGCAATAAAATCATAATCCGCTGCATCGTATTGCTCGGGACGCTCCATACCTGGTGCCGGCTTCTTGTC